ATACCCCACATGCCATTTTCTATACGGGCAATGATTTTCACCCTGAAGCCTCGGCTTTCAGCACGCTTAACTACGTTTGCGGTCATGCGATCATGAGCGATACAGGGTAGAAAGAATGAAGTGCCAATACGGAACTTGAGCCATTCAATCTGTACCTGTACCCCTTCAATCTCAAGCGGCTTTTCTATCTTCGTCATCTTCGATTGGCATGGCCAGTACCGCTTCCGCGTCAAATACATGGCTCATGGTGTCGTCAATTAACAAGGCATTGACGGGAGGCGCTGCCATCAGCGTACCTTTTGCCATACGCTTCTTTACAGAATCTACAGCCACACCCGTGTTACGCAGGGCATTGATCGTGTCGTGGTAGCTGACCTGATTCTTGGCGCACCATTCTTTAAACTTCTTTTGCACAATGAACAGACGCTTGGTATCAAGCTCGTACCGGATCAGCAACTCACCCCTCGGTTCTCGTATCGGTGCAGTGGGCAAACCATTCTCGGCAGGGTTATCCCTAACCAACAGGATGTTGTTAATGTTGGCCATGACAAAGGAACCCACTGCTGTAGCGCCGTCTGTTGGAGCCGCCTTGATGTCACCCTTACTGGCCTTGAGCAAAATCACAAGCCAGTTGAAGATACGCTTAACGTCAAAGTCAATCAACCCCAGTTGGTTGGCAATCAGGCCACCCGTGATACCCAACGCACCAATGGATGACCAGAAGCGTTCACGCTGACCCAGACCTGCCGCTGTATCCAAACGCAACTGAACGTCACGCATGGTGTCCAAAACTTCAGGCAGGTTGTTGACCACATACTTTAAGAAGATTTCACCGGCATGGCCGTAGTTGTTGGCCAGCTTGCCAAACAGTGCATCGGTAAACTCTTTCGAAAACGAGTCATCACGGCGAATCTTCAACTCAATGATACGCATCATCTCACCTTCAGGAAACTCCTTCAGGGAAAACAACTTATCGTACAAGCTGCTATTGGATGAAGTAATCGCAAGCAAACGCCAGAAGGTATTGTTCATACGCTCAGCGTTGGTCTGTGACTCCATGCGGTTCTTGCCACGGCCTTGGGTGATAGCGTATGCCAACTGTGACACCATCTCATCACGCATGTTGGTCACTTCATCAATCGTTGCAGGCAGATTGTTCAGCACACCAAAGCGGTGAATCTTGGCGTTGTATGTGTCATCGTTCTGAAGCAGTAGGTCGAACGGTTGCCCCCAGATACTGTTGATGGCCATCTGCACAGTTGACTTACCCGTGCCAGAACCCGGACTCATCAAGTTAACGATACCACCACGCACCTGAGTGAAGGGCATTAGCACACTGCCAAACCCGAGCATGAACGCAAAGGCTTGTGCTTCCATACCATTGTTGTTGTAGAAGTTAACGACTGACTTCCACTCGTCCAGTTCACCCTTCTTTGTCAGCAATGAACAGGCGTGCAAGATTGAACTTGCAGGGGGGCTGTACTTAACCCCGGATGTTGTGATCTCTCGGTCACCAAGGATGAACGTCTTCTCTTCTGTCCATCCAAACTGGCTACGTACTTTTTCGGCTTGTCCCATAATTTGTAACTCCTTTACCCAACGTGAAACATAAAACATTAACTCATCAACGGTCTTACCTAGCACCGCCATACCTTGCGTTGCAATAGCATCACGAAAGCGATCCTTCGACAACACACTAACCAGAGGTACTGAGAACTCCCGCACACCATCTTTGGGTAAGTGCAAGCGCATCCATAGAACCTCACCCGCTACAGGGTCGTGCATACGCTTGACCACATAGAAGTCGTTTTCATAAACCAACTTGTCGTTGCCCTCTTCTTCCGATTTGTTGGGGTCGCCTCTGCGGTAAATACCGCCGTACTTGCCGCGAAAGAAAGGAAAGGGGTATGCAGGTATGTTGTATACCCGCACGTCTTTTGAATTAGAGTCCACCGTCGTGATGGTGTTGTCTGCTTCAGTTGCTTCAATGATCTCTTTGCCCAACACGATGGGGGAGCCAAACTTGCCCTTGTGCTTACAGTCTTTGCAGCCACCGGGTCTGAGGTCATCAAACGTGGCACAGGTATATGGGCCTTTGGTTTCGCTAGCCTTCTTGTCGGTGTCGTGACGGTTGTAGCTATCATGTTGATTCGACATCTCGTGGATGGCGGTATCACGATCTACGCAAAGGTTTGCAATGGACAGGCCACCACGCCATAAAGGTTCAGGCACCTGCTTCTGGTGCTCCATGATGTGATTGAGTTGGGCACATCCCTCAACCTTCAAGGCAATAATCTTTTCAAAGCGATACGAATTGTTCTGCCCCATCAGGGCTTTGCTGGTTGCATCGGTACCAGCGTTCTTGATGTAGTCAGGTACTTCAAAGGGCAACGCGTCAGTAGACTGGCTTGGCTCGGGCGCACCTAGGGCGGCTGCGAAATCAAACAGGTCAACCTTGCCATCACCACCCATGTACTCCACGGGAAGCGGGGCATCAGGGTTCTTAAAGTTGTGTGTCTCTGGCACGCGAAGGATACGCGCCATGTCAGTTGTGCAAGCAGGATCAGCAAATAAACCACGCTCGGTGCAAACATTCTTTAAACGCTTGGCTACAGGTAGCCATGTGTTCTTGTCGATACTCTCAGGCAGTACCCAGTACGCGTGCACTCCGTTACCAGAGTTGATGCAGATGGGTTGAGGTAAATCTAAGTCAGCGCAGAACTGTCCCAGTGCCGCCATTGCCAGATCACGCGAGGCGTAATCCTTTGTGGGGCCACAGTCCAGATCAAGCCAAAATGCTTTGGCTCTTTGTGCGTTGGCAGCTAACCTACGGGGTGGAATAATCTCAGGGTCAAACGAGAACATCGCGTAGTACGTGTCAGCGTCAGCACCATAGATGTCTTGTATTTCCGTGATGAGAGATGGAATGTCAGATGCAAACCGTGTACGTAACTTCTCCTGCTTGATGCCGACCGCGCAGTATTTGCCGACATCCGGCAGTACCGCATTCAGGAATTCGGTCAATGTCATAGGGATACTTCGGGTTAATGGCGGTCAATGTAGTTTTGGATTTTCTTAGCGGTTTCGGGTCGTGGTGAATACTCACCTTTGAACCACGCATACACGGTTATCTTCGTAACCCCTGCGATCTCGGCAACCTTATTAACCGATATGTTTTTCTTGATGCAAGCCCTGCCGATTTTTACACCGACCAACTTTCCATCAGCTTGTTTGTTCTTTAGCACGGTGGCTAATGTGTAACCAATCATCGCTGTCTTTCGTTAGGTGGGGGTACTAGCTGCTCGTCCGCAAGCATGTTGCACAACGTTCCCCCCGATTGGTTTACTCGTCGCTGTCATCTGCCCATGCGTCAAGCACAGAAGCTACGTCTTTGGATTCCGTTTTTTTCACGGCACGTTTGACAGGTTCGTCAACAGCTTCAGCAGTCTGTGTGGCTGTCTTGGTAGCAACCTTGGCGGCTACTGGCTCCATGAAAGGAGAAGGCTTCGGTGCATCACCATCCACCTGCTGAACAGTTTGTGTCACTGCGGCCAACGCATCGGCTGATTCACCTTGTGACTTGCTCTCAGCCAACTCTTCCACAGACAAGGGGCGCACAGCGCGGAATGTCAGCTTGGGTGTTGCGCTGGCGGTATCAAAACGCATCTCGGTTACAACGGCTGTGACGGGGATACCATGACCGCCCAAGAACTTGGCGTACTGTTGCAGTGGCATCTTGCCGTTATCGCCTGTGCCGAAGATCGACTGACCGGGCAACGACAACTGATACACATCGCCTGACAGATTGTTTTCCAAAGCCACGGCAATACGTTGGTTGAAACGGCACGCACGGCTATCGCCCTGACCAGAACCTTTGATGTTCTGTTGGCAACTTTGGCAGTTGGTACTCTGTGGGTCTTTCACACCCTTGTCAGGTGTTACGCCATCGTTAGATGAACATGAAGGCGCAGAGTTCTGGCCTTCCACGTATGTGCCTGCATAATACTGACGGGATGTTTTCTCAGCAGAGCGCACGACTACCACATTCATAGCGCGTTCGTCATTCTGTGCAACTTCTTTACCGCCAACAATCATGCGGAATACACCACCACGAATGGAGATGCGTTTACCTGTACCACCGCCACCCATCAGGGCTTTGGTTGTTGCGTCCAACTCAAGGTTACGCAAGTGGGCTGGGAGGGTGTTACCACCTTGGGAGAAGAGAGCGATGTCAGACATTTGGTGTTTCCTTTTTGATGAAAGTGTTAATGATCTCTAAGTCAATGTTAAAAAATTTGGCAAGGTCACTAGCGAAGAATCGATAGTTCTTACCAACGCGAACAAAGGGTATACGCTTCTCAGGATTCTCTTCCTTAATAAGCGCGTGAACAGTTGACGGTGCGACTTGCAATAGCTTCGCCACCTGCGCCAACGTAAGTGCGGTTTCCAATTTAGCTTCTCCTGACAGTTACAGTATATTTGTGATCCACGTTCAACCCTGTTGGAAGTACATCAGGATTTTCCCGTAGGAACTCTTTCATATTCAACTGCGATATGCGCCTCTCAACTAAGTCAAGTGCGTCATGGTCACGTATGAATTTGTGCATTGCAGCCCAGTCGCCTGTCCAGTAGCGTGTTTGCACTGTACGTATCGCTGTGCCGTGGGCCGTCTTGATACTCTCGGCTCCCGTTGCTTTGCAAGTCTCAAGCAGGTTTGATTCAACCAAACCCATTTGCTCTTTGATTGCAAGGTCTTCTGCTTCGTACTTCGCTTTGAGGGCGGCACGAGCATCGCGCATCTTAATGTAGACGCGTACTAATTTATCTGCTGTTATATCCATGTTGCTTTCCGTTTCGTTTTTTGGTTAATGATACATCCTATCTTTACTTTGTCAAGTACCTCCATAAATTTATTTGTTTAAGTCAAATTCATCTTTATAAAGTTCCATCAAGTTGAACTGTGCTAACTCTTTTGTTTCTAAAGCCTTGTACAGCTTGGCCTCTACTGGACTTCCTTGGAGCTTGACAACCAAACATTTGTTGACCTGCCCTGCTCTGTGAATACGTGCGTTAGCTTGCGCGTATGTCTCGTACGATGTGATGGGTGCCCACCATACAATGGTGTTTGCCGCGTGTAAGGTGACACCGTGTGATGCAGCTTGGGGCTGTATGACAAGCACCTGTGGGTCTTTCTCATCTTGGAACTTGCGAAATATTTCTGTGCGCCTACCTGCGGGTACACCCCCATGTATCACGTCAACCGAGTAGCCATCCTTGCGTAGCTCTTCGTACAGAATCTCAATGGCA